TGCTGCTGCTTTTCCTTTTGCACAAAGTTTAGCCATTAAACTCTACCACCTTTTTTCATGTAACCCATTTTGTTTCTAACTTTTCTAGGTAGTTTTGCTAGACCTGGGTTTTTCTTTTTATCAATTGGTTTTAATTTTTTCTTACTTTTACTTTTTTTCATTTAGTATCCTTTTGTTTTTTTCTATTGTTTTGCCAAGTTTATCTATGCTCTTACCTGTTTTATCAAGAGTATTATCTAACTTGTCTTTTGCAGCTTTGAACTTTTGATCTACATCAAATTTTTCAAAACTGTCTTTTGCTTTTTTAGCAATGGATTTTACTTCTTTTACAGTTTTTTGACCTGCTACTTTAACAAGTGGTTTAAGAGCTTTGTAAGCGCTGTAGTAATTTGACATTATTTTTTTCCTCCTCGGAATATTTGTGTACCCTTTATACCAAAAATACTTGCAACCACAAGGATCCATAAATTAGTGAACCATTTCGGAAGAGACTGGAAATACTCAAAAAATAATTTTACCTTCTCCATCGCAGTCGGATCATCCGACATAACGGCCCACATTAAAACTATAATAGGGGCTGATATGATGACAAGTACAAATTCGTCCTTATAATCGTTTTGTCTCGCCTCTAAAAGTTTGCCCTGGTAAGCTTCCTCACCCTTGGCCATCTTTTCTGCATGCATTAATTGTGCATCAGACATAGCCATTTTTGTTTTTTGCTTATTGGCGTATATCTTAGCGCCAGCTTGCATTGCAATCTTTGCTAAACTAAACCAAGCCATAATTAAAACAGTTTTGCTATTTTTTTCTTTTCAGCTAACACACCTTTTTGTCCTTTTACGGCAAAAGTTTGTGTTTCTTGTGGGTTAGTCACTTCAATTTCAACTCCACCAGTTTTGTAACCGTCTTTGTTGATAAATTGATTGTGATCTACTACCACTTTATCGCTATTTTTTACTTTTTTCATATTTTCTCCTTAATCTTCTATGCCAATTACTGTATTACCTGCTCCAGATTTTGCAAGTGATACTCCGGCTCGTAGTTTAGCTAATTTTTCGTTTTGTTCAAGCTTTTCTTCTTGTGTATCTTTGTTCATCATCGCTCTCATACGGTCTAAATCAATTCTTTCTTGACCTTCACGTTCTTTTCTTTCATTTTCCATCGCTCTAAGGTCAACTTCTCTAGATTTTAGCTTCAATAGAGGGTCTCCGTCTAGTTGAGACGTAATTTTGTTTTCTTCTTTTGCAAATTCTGCTGTCATTTCAGCAATTAGTGTTGCTTTTCTTCCTTCAATTTTCTGTAAACTAGCTTTTACTTGTTGTGCAACCATAGGATCTTGCATTGCAGCTTGTTGTAACTGTTGAACTTCTAATAATTCTTGTTGAAACTCTAATTGAACCTGTTCTTGTGCCATCAAAGCAATGTGTTCAAGTATATTTTTTTGTATTGCGCCCATAACCATAGGTGCATTTCTAACCATGTTAACTTGCATGAAGTTTAAATGCGCTTCAATGTGTGCTCTGTGATCTTGACCAGGAAAAGCTTGGAATGGTTTCATACCTAAAGCTTGAATGTGTTCCATAGCAGGATCCATAGGGGTTGGTTGTTGAGGTGCTGGTAAAATTGCATTTACATTTTTTACACCAATGGCTTCATACATAGATCTGTATGCTTGATACAAGTTATGAATTTGTGGATTTGATTGTGCTAATTGTAATTGTGTTTGTGCCATAGATATTCTCTGTGTTTGAGAAAATATATTTGGATCAGCTACAGGTAAAATATCTACTCTGTCATCAAAGTCCATCATCTTGATTGTTCTTGTTCCGCCAACAACGTCGTATGGATATTCTTTTGGTAAATAAGTTTTGAATACGTCGGCTAATAATTTAAATTCTTGTTTTAATCCTACATATAATCTTTTGTGTATTGCAGACATTACCCGCGATCCACGTTCTAATAATGCTACAGTAGTACCCACGGCTGCTTGTTGGTTCATATCACCCACTTGCATATCTGCGATGGCCGCGAAACGTTGACCTGCACCAACTACTATACCGAGTAATTGTAAAAGAACCGTTGATGGTTCTTTGTAAGGTAACGTCATAAACTGATCACGAATGTTGCCACCCGGAGCGTCTACATCTCTAAACTCTCCAGGTTGCAAGGGTTGTGCATCGTCCCTAACTCTTATACCTCTAGATTTAAATCCAGCTGGTAAATTAGATAAAGTTCCTGCATCTAATAATTGTCTTAATGCAGAAGTTGCAGTTCTAGATAATCCACCAATCATGTGAATTAATCCAAAACCATAAAATCCTAAACCTGGTAAAAATTTAAAATGTACAAAATAATTAATTTTATTTTTTAATGAATCATCTTCATTATAATTTCTTCTAATAGATAAAATTTGTCTTGATCCTTCTTCAACAGTTACAACATATGGAAGTTTAATTCCTGTTTGCTCACCATCTTCATTTACATCTTCGAAACCTTCTAAATCTAAATTTACATGACACTCTAACAAAGTGTAAATGTCATCTTGTTTAGTTTGTTTAACTCCTTCTATTTCTGCTTCTTTTTTTGCAATATCATCAGTCTGCATTGAAGGTTGAGATAGTTCTACATCTGAATAGAATCCTGATACTTGTTGTTTACGTAAATCATTTTCTGACATTTTGATTACATGAACAACAGCTTCTGCATCATCTAGACTTGTTGCTGAGTAGGGTACTACCAAATCATCGGCAGGTATAAACTTAGAAACCGCCCTACCCAAAAGATCATCATAATAGACCTTCTTAAAAGTTGATCCACTCAGAGGGAGGTAAAATAACATTTGATCAAACTCCGGCTCATATTCTTTCATCTGGTCCATGATTTGGTAATTCATAAAATCTTTAACTCTGTTTGACTGATCTTGTTTCTGTGTAGTTTGCACTCCTAAAGTTTGTGTTCTAACTGGTCCTTCTGATGGTAATAATTCTTTATAAGCTTGTGCTTGAAATTGTGTTACGGCTTCTGACAATACCGGGTGAGTTACACCTGATGCACCTTTGAATGGTTCTGTTCTTCTTTCATATTTAAAACCAAGAAGGTCTAAACCGTTTCTATAACAATCTTCCCAATCTTTTCTTGAAGATCTATAGTCTTTGTAATTTTCTACTAATTGTCCACCTAGGGGTGATAAGATACTTTCATCTAAAAGCTCTGCTAGATTCTGGAAATGTGATGTTGATTCACCTACAACGGCGCTTGGATCAAAAGAAATTTCTGCACCACCATCTGGTGTTTGTGTTACTTCTATGTCTTTTTCTGATACTTCTTCGTTTGGAATTTCAACTGTTTCGTTTGTGTTGATGTCTTCAACTTTTAATTCCGGTTCGCTTGGTAATCCTTTTTCTATTTCAGCCATAACGATATTCTATAAGTTTTGATACACTCCTGCAATGCCTTGATTCATTGGTCCCCTCTTAGGAGGTGTTGTATCAGTTAATCCACCTTTGTAAAAGCCTTTTTTTCCAGTTATTTCTTGTTCAATCTCTTTAACTATATCATCTTTAATATCGTCAACATCATCAAAAGTACCATCTCTACTAGGTACTTCTTGAACTTCATCATATTCATCAGGTGGTTTTCTACCTTTTGTAGTCTCATCTGCCTGGCCTTTTTTTAGGTAGAAAGTTGATCTATCTTCAATAGTATCATAAGCTTCATCTCCACCAAATTTCATACCATATTTATCTCTTGTTACTCTAACATCTCCTGAAGCTAGATCTTCTACTAATTCATATTCAGAACCATCTTCACCTCTATAAACAGTTGCTTCTTCTAAATCATTTTGTGTTCTTCGTTTATTAGGAGTTCCAAGTTTTTTAATTTTTTCTACCAACATTAAGAATTTATCGTAGCCAAGTTTTACACCTTCTGCAACGACAGGTGCTGCAGTCTCAACTGCTTTAGTTGCAGGTTTTATATATTTACCTATGAAAGGTAGTGCAGCTAATATACCCATACCTTTTATAAATTTTCTTCTTCCTTTATCTACTGGACCACCATCAGCCATTAAAAATTCATCTCTATTAAAGTCTTCTGCAAACTGTTCTTGTTCTTTTAGATATGATTGTTTTTCTTCTGGAGACAATGCATCAAACTCTTCTTGAAACTTTCTTGCAGAATTTACAAGTGATGCTACGCCTGTAGCCGCAATACCAACAGGTGTTGTAAATCTTGCAGCTCTTGCAATTTGTGCTGGCTTAAATCCAAGATTAAGAGCTCTTTGTATTAATGGATTTTTAATTTTATTAGCTACAAGTTTTGATGATTCACCCATACCTGCAAGTGCAGCATAACCAAAAGGATCAGATGGATTCTCAGCCAACAATGAAGCAGATACACCAGCCATGGCTGTTGGACTAGAAAGAGCGGCAGCGGGTCTTGAAGTTAAAACTTTTCCCGCACCTCTAAGCACAGGGTCTACAAGTTCTTCTTTACCTGCTTTTAATAAAAGCATAGGGTCTACGCCAGAACCTGTTCTAGCTGCTAATTCTGTAAGTGCTGATTTATTTGCCGCGTCTGCTACTTTTTTAAATCCCTTTTCTTGTGGAGTGAGTCCTAAAAATACTTTACCTTTTTTATCTCTTGGTAAAACAACTTCTTTTGTTTGAAATTTATCAGGAGCATAAAAAGCAATAGAGTCTTGTATTTTCAATAAAGGATTGGGTGTTGGTCTAAAAAAGTCATCAGCTTTAAATGTGCCTGTTGGAACTTGAGGTCTAATTCTAACTTTTAATTTTTTAGCCTCATCTAATATAGATTGAACTTTAGGGTCTTTTGGATTTGGATTACTTTCAATATATATTTCAGCGTCTCTTTTAAAACCTTGATTTAATAATCTTGGTATCGTGTTTCTATTTTCAGGAGTATCTACAAGTTTACCTGCTTGTTTAGATATTTCTCTACCGTGATCTAATTCAAAAAATCTAGCGGTGTCTTTTGGATCTTTATTTAAGAAACTTAAATTAGGATTTTGATAAAAAATTTCTCCTGTTTGTCTATTTACTCTTGTTCCCAAAGCTTTTAATTTTTCAGGGTTGTCCTGTAAAAATTTTTTCATAGTTTCAGGATCTGATTTAATTTTATTATTACTTGATTTTTGAATACTTGTTTGTGTTTGATTTATGGCTTCTTCTCTAGGACTTAAACCTCCTGCTAGTCCTAATTTTTTTAATCTGTTTATTTGACTTCGTCTTGATCTTTGACTTAATCTAGAAAATTTTAAATCAGGGTCTGCTATTTCTTTTTGTTTTCTTTTTAATTTTTTTCTAAAGCCTATGTTTGTTTGAAGTTTTTTGTCTAAAGAAGATATTTCTTTTATTAACTCTGCTTTTGCTTTTTTATAATTTGGAATAGCATAATTTTTTAATTTATCTGTTTTAATACCTAAAGGATCTAATCCTTTAGGAGCGTAAGTTCTGTCCTCAGCCATTTTTCTTATTTCATCTTTATACCCTTCAACAGATAATTGATTAGCCTCCATAAGAGCTGTGCCAATGCCTTCTCTAACTGCACGCTCTGAGGGTTTACTAATTTTAGTTGTGCCTGTTCTAAATTTTTCATCTTTAACTTCTGGATAAATAGTATCAAAATTTTCTTGAAGAGATTTTGTAGGATCTATTTTATTTTTAACTGCTGTCCCTACAGACTCTGCCTCAGAAAATTTTTTAGATAGTGTTCCAGCTCCTTCTTTTGAAGGAAGCCCAAGCTCTCTTGCTAGACTTGTTTGATAAGATTCACTCATTCCTAATTCTGCTCTTATCTCAGGTGCCGACATTGTTTTTCTTAGTTCTTTAAATTTTTCTATATTTTCACTTGAATATTTTCTGTCTGTAACTATTGTTTTTCTTCTACCTAAATCATACTCTTTATCTATCTTTCCTTGTTTAGCAGGACTAATATCAAGCTCTTTTTGTATCTGAGCTTGATTCATAGTGTCTCTTAATTCTAAATATTTATTTATTGTTTCTTGAGTAAATCTTTTAGCACCGTGTCTTTGATTATAAACTTCTGATGATAATTCTTTTTTTAATATATTTTGTAAACCTGTTTTTTCAGTTGGTTTACCTTTTTTGCCTCCTGGTAAATCTGG